ATCAAATGCGATTGCTGCTTTTCGAGAAGCAGACACCCAGGTTAAAAAAGTCCTGACAAAACTTTTCGGAGAAAAGGCACTTTCCGAGAAAATCACCGACAGGGTGAAATCTCTTCTTGATGCTTTGGAAATTGAAGTACCGAGTTCTGAAGTATTAGGTCTGATCAAATACAACGGTTCAGATCCTGATATGGTATCAGCCAGCGCCTATGCGAAATTGGTTCATATTGTCAAAGTATTGAACGAGGGTTGGATTCCTGATTGGTCAAACCAAAATCAGTACAAGTACTTTCCGTACTTCAAACATAGGTCTGGCGTCGGGCTTTCCGACTTTGGCACGGCTGGCTGGGGCGCGACTACCAACGTTGGTTCTCGCCTTTGCTTCAAATCTGCTGAGCTTGCTGAATTCGCAGCAACTCAATTCGCGGACATCTACAACGATTATCTAACAATTAAACCATAACACAAATGTCAAAAATCAAAACGTTCCAACAAGCCTGCGAGGCTTTAGGGGTAGATGCGAATGCATTACCCGATTTTTCCATGATTCCTGAAGGACACAGAAAAGCAATGATGGCACATTACAAACTCGTAATCATTGTGGAAGCAGTGAACAAGGGGTGGAAACCCGACTGGCCAAATCATAATGAAGTTAAGTACGAATTATGGCTGAATGTAGTTCCGAACGAAACAAAACCGTCTGGCGTCGGGCTTTCCTTCTCTGGCGCGGCGGGCTGGGGCGCGGATACCATCGTTGGTTCTCGCCTTTGCTTCAAAAATCGCGAATTGGCCGAACACACATTTGAAACTTTTAAAGGACTATACGAAGATTATTTGTTAATCGGGTAATAGTTCAAGGTTGTGCACTGTGTGGGTTATCCCTTGTCTGGCGTCAGGCTTTCCTTCTATGGCGCGGCTGGCTGGGGCGCGAATACCAACGTTGGTTCTCATCTATGCTTAAAACGAATAGTGCAAACCCTGCCAACAAGGCAAAAAAATAATTTAAACAAAAGTACTTTGGTAGTTACACGAAGAAGTGCTTTAAAAGCAAAGGCAATGAAACGAATAGGAAATCTGTATGAACAGATCTACGACATGGATAATCTGATTCTGGCCGATAAATTGGCAAGCAAAGGAAAATCCAAGCAGTACGGGGTGATTCTTCACCAGAAGAATAAAATAGTAAATTTGGAGGACTTGCGTTCGATTCTGATAGATAAATCCTTCAGGACATCAGCGTACAGTACTTTCAAAATTTATGAACCAAAGGAACGCGATATATTTTCCTTACCCTATTTTCCTGATAGAATCCTGCATCACGCAATAATGAATATTCTTGAGCCGATATTTGTAGCTTGTTTTACAGCTGACACTTACAGTTGCATTAAGGGTAAAGGAATTCACGCAGCATCGGATGCAGTACAATCAGCTTTAAATGATTACGATAACACGACCTATTGTCTGAAACTCGACATCAAGAAATTTTACCCAAGCATAGATCACGACGTGTTGAAAGAATTACTTCGAAGAAAATTTAAGGACCCTGATCTTCTTTGGCTGCTTGATGGGGTCATAGACAGTGCACCAGGTGTCCCAATCGGAAATTATCTCAGTCAGTATTTTGCCAATTTCTATTTGACTTATTTCGATCACTGGATCAAAGAAGTGAAGCGAATAAAATACTATTTCCGGTACGCAGATGATATCGTGATTCTGAATTCTTGTAAAGCGGAATTACATCAAGTGCTTGCAGACATTAAGGAATATTTATCAATTAATTTAAAGTTGACTGTGAAACAAAACCATCAGGTGTTTCCTGTTGAAGCCCGCGGTATTGATTTCGTAGGGTACAAAATGTATCACTCACATACGTTGTTACGAAAAGGTATTAAACAACGTTTTGCAAGAATGCTTAAGAAAAGGAAAAACAGAGAATCTATAGCTTCTTATCTCGGATGGACAAAACACTGTAATGCAAGAAATTTAGAACGAAAACTATTATCATGTTAGACGAAATTGTAAAACCAGAAACTGTGATTCCTGAACTACAGGAAAAGAAATTTGTGATCTATGAAAATCAGCCTTTCAAAATTCAAATAGTTTTGAGCGGGAATATTATTCGCGATGAGTTCACTGGGTGCGGTCCGGAACCATTTGAAGAAACACTGGAATTCGCAAAGAAAATTTGTAGAATCTACAAAGGTTCTAAAGTGCGAGTATCAATTACAACGAGGCATAAACAAGTATAAAACAAAGCAACATGAGCCCCAACGAAAAGAATTTCACCAGCTATTGAACCACGATACAAAAGAGGTTCAACAGTTGCTTTCAATTATGGATAAACCCAGAGGTATAACAATCAATTCGTCACACCCAATTCCTAACATGAAGAAAATCAAAGTGAAGAAACTACATTGGAGGAAAGGTAAACTAAAAATTTATTGATAAAATGAAAAGAACACTCATGGTAGCTATTACCTTATTAGCAATGGGGTGTTTACCAAAAATTGAAGTACCTAAGTATAATATAGTTACCCATAAAAGATACGTTATTATTGGTTTCGTAATAGATACTAGACTGCCAGACAGTATATGCCAATATGCTTCTACAAAAGGGATTTTTCAAGATTCCTGCAACAAATACAACATTGGTGATACAATAAAATAAAAAGACACTATGTACTAAATCAAGATATAGTGTATTTTTGCATTATGGCTAAGGGAGCACCAACAGGAAACCAATTTTGGAAAATGCGAAACTCTCACGGGAGGGCTAGGTTATTCAAAACACCAAAGGCTATGTTTGACGCAGCATGCGAATATTTCCAATGGTGTGAAGACAACCCATTATACGAAGTAGACTTCAAAGGCAAAGACGCAATCGAAGTCCATATCCCAAAAATGAGAGCTTTTACAATACACGGCTTGTGTATCTATCTGAATTGCAATACAAAATACTTCAATGATTTCTATTCCAATGTGAGTGGGAAAAAAGATAGAACTAGTAAAGGCTTTTCCGATGTCATCACGCGCATAAGAGAAATTATCTATACCCAAAAGTTCACGGGAGCTGCTGCTGGTTTCTTGAATCCCAATATTATAGCTAGGGATTTGGGGCTAACAGATAAGCAAGAAATAAAACACGAAGGGGAAATAGGTGTATCAGACTTCCTGCTCGAACAATAATGAAATTCTTATTTAAACGGAAATGGTATAGTAGGGCATTCGGAAGAGTGTTAATGTCAATGCATCGGTATTTAGTCGTATTCGGAGGTCGTGGATCCGGAAAGACGAACCATATTATTTTAAAGCTGCTTGCACTTACATACAGCGCGAAGCATGTGAGTATTTACTATTGTCGCCATCAGGAGGTTACCATTCGTAAAACAACTTTCAAAGACATTTGCAGCTTTCTGGAGAATAGCGAGTTGAAAAATGATTTCAGTTATTCAACATCTTACAACAGCTCGATGATTTTCACTAATCGGTTAACGGGTAAGCAGTTGATACCTTTCGGTTTGGATGACCCCGAGAAAACAAAAGGTATTTCAGAGGCAACACATGCATGGGTTGACGAGGCAGACAAATGCACAGAGGAACAAATCACCATGTTGAACGCTGTAATAAGAACTCCGGCAGCTTTCTTTCTTCAACTTATACTATCCTTCAACCCTACCAGCGATCGTTCGTGGATTCGCAAATTCTTCTTTGATGAACATGATGCGTACGCTCCACACCCCAGGTTTGGTGATGAGATAATGATTCATCATTCAACGGTATATGATAATGAGTACATCAATGTTGAGGCGTATGTTCGAAATCTTCAATTGATGTACGGGCACAGCCCGAATTTAATCAATATCAATATAAAAGGTCTTTGGGGCATCTTGGAGAATCCTAATCCTTTCTTTTACGCATACGATGAAATTAAGTTTTGCGGAAATGTCAAGTACATGAAAGATTTTCCTTTGATTATTGCTTTTGACTTTAATATTAACCCAGCTACATGTTCACTGTGGCAATTCTCATTGGGTCAATTCGTTCACAGCGTTAAGTCATATAAGATTAAAGATTGCTCGTTGAAAGATTTATGTTTACGAATTAAATCCGAGTATCCTATGGCGGTGTACAAGGTCACCGGCGACCCATCAGGAAACAATCGAAACCCTGGTTACAATTCACCAAATGAGACGCTATACACGATTATTAAAGATGTATTCGGCTTATCATCAATGCAAATCGACCAACCAAAAATAAACTATGCGGGTGAAAACTACTGGCGTGAAATGCGTGTGTTCTGTAATTTAATTTTTCAGAACCACCCGAATCTAATCTTCAATACAGAAACAACAATCGACTTACGGCATGAGATACATATTGCAAAAACAGAAGAGGGCAAGGATAAACTATACAAGACAGCCGGCCCGACAGAGTTCGGCATGAACCTAGTGGACGGCATGATATATTTCATGCTAACTTATTTGACAGATTACCCCAAAATGCACAAATAACTTACATTTGTAAAAACTCATAAAATGAAACATATAGTATTGTGTTTTCTCGTTGCAATAGTTTTGGTCGGAGGCGTTGCCTTAACCTACTCATGCAACAATTTAAATGAAAGAACACCACAGCAAAATAACTTCGTGTCACCGGTTAGCGATACTATGAAAATGAAAACGGACACAAACGATTTTATCATCAAAGACCCCGCCAATGCAGCCAACACACCCAAAGTATAGAAACGCAATACCGGATAAAGTAATCGGCGAACATGCATTTTATCTATGCACACAAGCGGACGAAATACTGCATACCAGATACATGGTTGCAGAGGTTCAAGAATTGTACATACGGGCCGGCATAAGTCAGGATTTTCTAACCAACATAAGTCAGCTATTAATAGACCGGGCCTTTGAAATCAAAGACATTAAGAAGCTGAAAGAGGATGTTATAGCGATAGCGCAAAATCTTAAAGGCAGATTAGGATTCATAGCTGATATGACCATGTATGAAGAGTTGGCATGTGTATTGTTTCTTATGGATGATGAACCCTTTGAATACTTACCCGAATGGCAGGAACGTAAAAAAGAGATTTGGAAAAACGAGCGTGATTTTTTTTTGCTCGCAGCCTTCAATCGTGTGAATCAATCAGGGACTATCTCGATAAAAGATATTACAGCCGTATTTCAAGCCGCAAAAGAGCGAATAAACCAACTACCGACATTATCGAATTAACGAGGTCGTTTATTGAAGAAAGAAACTATCTATTATTCACCATTGCCAATAGAATGCCTAGCGAAGTCAAGGAGTTAAGTATGTGGAGCGTGGAGGGGTTGTTTCAATTCTTATATGCGAATAATGTTGACGCTCGAAAGTTGGAATCACAACGAAAGACGAATGAAAATCTATCAAAGAATATAAAAAGGTAGGTATATTTGTACAAATTATGAGTTATGAAAATCAAATTACTTATTTTGGCCCTATCTGTTTTTTTACTAACATCTGCATGCAAGAAAAAAGCAGGTAAAACAAGAATGGCACCCTATACATGCTATGCTTGGCATCTATATGCAGGTGACACGATTCTTACATCTACTACTAAGTTTGACTACCCACTATATCCCATACAAGACCAAGAAGATAGTTTGAATGCATACTTCCAGGTGCCGGGGTACTGGTACACTTGTAGCTATTAATTAGGGGAATACCCAATATCCTCGGCTTATCTCAAGCCTATTGAATTGAGTTGATTTAAAAACTTAATTCAATGCCCG